ACGTCGGCGATCTGTCGGCTTGGGAAGCGTACAACGGAGCGGTCGAAGCGATCGACCATTCGGATCTCTGGCGGACGCGCGGCCGGCTCGCGGCGCTCTACGATGGACAGTTGGCGCAGACGAAGCAAACCGTATTGAACACGCTCGTCGCACACGCGACGGACGTCGAGATGCCGGCGATCGACGCCGTGCTCGACGGCGATCAGGAGTAGCAGACAGGACCGGCCGGCAGAGGATCGCCGGCCGGTTTCCCATTCCCCCCGCGAAGGAGTCACGGTGAAACGACGGTACAGCTTTAACCCGAAATGGGTCGTCGGCCGGACGATTCAGTGGTGCGACTATCCGGTCGAGAAAGACGGCGACGGCAACAAGCTACACAGTCCGGTCATGCAACTCGACAACGGTGCGCGGCTCGTCTTCGTGGCGGAAGAAGGCGACGGCGATTCCGGCGTTGCCGTCATCTACATCCCCGCTGCTCGGCTGTCCCCCCGAAAGGAGACAGCATGATCGCGAGACTGCGGGATCACAGCGCCGCGCCGTTCTCGACGCGCTGCGACGTCTGTCGCAAGCCGTGGAAGGCGTGGAAGTCGGACGGCTACGCGCCGAACGGCGTCGAGATCATCCGCGAAGAACGGACCGAACTGTTCGTGATTCGCGCCGGCACGAAGTCGCTGCACTACTGCGGCGAGTGCGTCCGCGCGCTCGCAGAGCGCATCCCCGTCGCACTAGAGTCGGAGACCGACGCGCAGATGCGTGACCGGCTCTGGCACGAGAAGACAGCCGCAGTCACCGCAGTCCCCCGCGAAAGGAGATGAGACAATGCCAGAACTGCCGGAAGTCACACAAGCCGAAGTGAATGACTATCTCGACGCGCTGCGGCAGAGCGGCGTCACGAACATGTTCGGCGCCGCGCCGTATATCGCTCAGAATTTCGGCATCTCGCGCAGCGACGCGCGCAAGATGCTGTCCGAATGGATGCGAACGTTCGGCAAGCCGGACCGTGCGCGATCGGCGCCGTCGCGAGAGGAGCGCATCCTAGAACACGGATGGCGCGCCTACGCCGACGAGGAAGGGCACGAATGAGCGACGCCGATCTCGCGCGCGCCGCTGTGAAGCTGTCGGTATTGTCCGGTCCCGACTTCGCGCGCGTCATCGCCTTCGGGCGATCCGAAAGGACGCTGCGGTACTGGACTGCCGGCGATCGACCGCTGACTGCCGGCGTCCGTGATCGTCTGGAATGGTTTCTCGGTCTCACAGAGCGCGAACGGTCTCGCGTGCTGAAGCTGTTGCGGGGGTAGGACGGCGGCGTCTAGTAGATGCTGGCTGTGATCTTGACAGTTCGGCGTCGTCGGCATTACTCATTCCGACACGACAATACTAGTTTGCCGTCTGAGCCGGCGGTCACTGTTTCCTCTCGCGGGGGAACTCTGACCGCCGGCTTTTTTCTTTTGCCTATGGGCGATGGCGCCTACAATCCCGTCGACGGAACCGCCGGTCTTAGTGGCCGGGGCGACATGGAAATGGACGAAGCAATTCGGCGCCTATCCGACTGCTGACGGATGGACGCTGGCGTATTACTTCGCCGGTCCGGCTGTCTTCACCTTCGCAGCGGTCGCGAACTCCCCGACGCCGGGAGTGTTCAACGTCAACGTCGCCGCATCGACGACAGCCGGCTTCACAGCCGGGACGTACACATGGATCGCGCGCGTCACGCTTCCCGGCGGGACGCCGGAAGTGTACGACGCTGCGGTCGGGAAGACGATCGTCGAGCCGAATCTTGCGACGGCGACCGGCGCGACGATGCAGGAGTATTCCGAAAAGCTGCTCGCTGCCGTCGAGAACGAGATCGTCGCACGACTGACCGGCAATGGCTCGGCGCACACTGGCTACTCGACGCCGGACGGTCGCAGCATTTCCAAGATCGACATAAAAGATCTCTGGTCACTGCGACGAAAGATTCAGCTTGAACTGTACTACAAGAGTCGTCCCGGTCTCGGCATCATCGGGATCGAGACGACGTTCAACAGCGCCGGCTGATGTCACGCTTCGTCGACACGCTGCGCGCCGCGCTCTCCCCGTCTGCTGCTGCGCCATCCGCGCCGGCCGTCCCGTCCAAGTCCGTTGCGCTCGTTCCCGCGTCGCGAACGTACTTCGCTGGCGCGCAGCTAAACCGACTGACGAACGATTGGAACTCATGGCTGCGATCTGGCGATCGCGAACTGCTCGCCGATCTGCGGCTGCTGCGCGGTCGCGCGCGGCAGCTAGAACGCGACGTCTCTTACGCGAAAGGCTTTCTCGATCTCACGGTCGCGAACGTCATCGGCGCGAAAGGGATCGCACTCGAAGCGAAGCACGAGACACAGGAAGGCGATCGCTTCGATCGCGTGATCGATCAGGTTGAGGATGCGTGGATGGATTGGTGCCATCCCGAGAACTGCGATGTCGCCGGTCGTCTCTCACATCGCGATCAGCAAGAGATCTATTTGCGGACGCTGCTGCGCGATGGCGAAGTGCTCGTCCGCAAGATTCCCGCATTCCCCGGCAGCGAGTACAAATTCGCGTTGCAGTTTATCGATCCAGATCAGATCGACGAGTATTACAATCGCTGGCCGCGCGACGGCGTCAACGAAATTCGGATGGGCGTCGAGATCGACGAGTGGGGCAAGGCAGTCGCTTATCATCTCTGGCAGCGCCATCCTAGCGAACTCACGCAGCGCGTTCGCATTCGCGTCGACGCGAGCGAACTGATTCACGACTTCCTGCCGTGGCGTGTCAATCAGCATCGCGGTCTGACCGTCTTCTCGGCGGTGCTGTTCGACTTGAACATGCTCGGCGCCTATCAGGATGCCGAAGTCGTGGCCGCGCGCGTCGGCGGTTCGTCGATGGGATTCTTCACGCAGACCGGCGAAGACGGCGCGGCGAATCTCATTCCCGGCGAAGCCGGCGACTTCGTCACGAACAGCACGCTCGAAACGTCCGTCAGTATGGAAGCCGAACCCGGTCGGATGCAGGCGCTGCCTCCCGGTTGGACATTTCAAGCCTTCAATCCCGAACACCCCGGCGGGAACTTCGGTCCGTTCGTGACGCAGATGCTGCGTTCGACGGCGACCGGACTCGGCATCCCCTATCACATGCTCGCGAATGATCTGTCGGGCGTGAACTACTCATCGGCGCGCGACGGGAAGCTGACGGCACAGGACATCTGGCGCACGTTGCAGCAGCACGTAATCGAGCACTTCTGTCGGCAAGTCTATAACGCGTGGCTGCCGATGGCGATCCTGTCCGGTCAATTGAATCTGCCGGCGTCGGATCTGAAGCGATGGCAACAGCAAGTCGAATGGATGCCGCGCGGTTGGGACTGGGTCGATCCGCTCAAAGATCTTCAGGCGACGAGCCTACAAATCGCGATGGGACTTATGTCCCGCAGCCGTGCGGCAAAGGAACTCGGTCTCGACTTCGAAGACATTCTCGACGAGCAGCAGCGCGACGAAGCGATGGCGAAGGAACGCAACCTCGTCCTATCGCTCGACACGAAGTTGACCGCAGACGCTGCGGCCGGCGGCGGCACTGGCGAAGAACCGTCTGCGGCCGGCGGACAGCCGTCGTCGAACGGCACCGCGCCGTCACCGAATGGCAAGCAACCGCAACCGGCGCGAGCGCAGTCGCTGCGGCTCGCGCGAACGGGGATCTAGACATGGACGAACGCATTCGCACACTGCCGACGCTGACGCGCGCGGGGGCGATCGAGATCGTCAAGCGTGACGCGCTCGGCGACGGGACAACCGCAGCCGGCACAGCGGCGCCGACGTTCCGTCTCTCACTGTCGAGCGAAGCGCCGGTCGAGCGGTCGTTCTGGGGCGAACGATACGTCGAGATCTTAGATCACTCGCCGGACGCGGTCGATCTCTCCTACGCCGGCCGGGGACTGCCGCTGCTGCTCGATCACAATCCGTCGCGCCAGATCGGTCTCGCGACTGGCATCTCGATCGGCGCCGATAAGCGGCTCTATGCCGACGACGTGCGATGGTCGTCGAGTCCAGAGGCGCAGCAGATCCGACAGGATGTGCTCGACGGCATTCGAAGCAACATCTCGGTCGGCTATCGCATTCGCGACATGGAAGTCGTCGAAGGCGAGAAGAAAGCCGATCCGGTCACGTTCTACGCGCGGAAGTGGACGCCGCTAGAAGGCTCGATCGTTCCGGTCCCTGCTGACATCTCGGTCGGCATCGGTCGCGCGGACGATCCAGAGCAGCCGGTTTCAATCAGACAACCTTCACGGAGTAGAGCAATGGACAACGACACCCCCGCGCCGGCACCGACGCCGACGCCAGCGACGGCGCCGACTGTCGCTGTCACGCGCAACGAGACCGATG